AATCTTTTATAAATGACATTTCACTTCTCCATAATATGTAATATACTAATCTAGTATACTAGAAGATGTGTTATTTGTCTAGTAGGTTTTCTTCTAATTCTGGAAAGTCTTCACGACAACTTTTGTATTTAGATTGTTGTTCTAAAATTTCTAGTATCATTTTACATTGAGTTTCTAAATGAATTATAAAACCAAATATGATTGCAATCATAATCATGTAAAATATATCCATTATATGGATTGTCATAGTTCTAACTCTGATTGTGTCTCTAAAACTACAACACCTTGTTCTAGTAATACTTCTCTGTTTGCCATGTGGGCAGCTTCAGTTTCTTCTTTATTACCACCTGTATATGCGACTGCATGGTGGTCAAGAATCATCTGTTGATTTACAGATGTTTCATTTGAACCAATGAACAAATCTCCTAAGATTCTTCCAAACTTTCCTTTATCGTGTGATACTAGTTCGATTGATTCTGCTTCTTCTAAAATTGTTTTAAGATGTTTTTTAGATGCTTTACCAAATTTCTTTTCTACTAAATCTCTTGTTCGGCTTTCAGGAGTATCGATGCCTAACATTCTTACTCTCTGTTTTTTATACACCATACCGAACCCTAAATCAATATCTACATCTACTGTATCACCATCGACTACCTTCACTATGTTTACTTTATATCTATACATTTTTTATACCTGATTATGTTTTCTATGTGCAGTTTTTTCTGCCCAATCTTTCAATGCCTTTCTTATAGAATCTTCTGCAAGAACAGAACAATGCAATTTGATTGGCGGTAGTTCTAATGCATCTGCAATTTCTTTATCTTTAATCAGTTGTGCCTCAGTCATGGTTTTACCCATTAAGAGTTCTACGAATAAAGATGAACTTGCAATAGCAGAACCACACCCATAAGTTTTAAATTTGACATCTTCAATAACTTCAGTATCAGGATTTACTTTTAAATCTAATTTCATTACATCACCACATGCAGGTGCACCAGCTAAACCGGTCACTACATTTGGGTCATTTGGGTCGAATCTTCCGACTCCATGTTTTGATGGATTGTTCAAGACTTCTTCGAATCTATCGACTACTTTTTTTGAGTATGCCATAGAGTTATTTATCCAAAAAAGGAATCTAAACTCGCAACTGGTTCTACATTCCAGTTAATATGTCCTATGATGTTTCGTAATGGTTCGATAAATGATTTATCAAACTGCAAATCATAATCTACAAATCTATGTAAATCAAATTCTTTTGGTAATGAGTTAGTGAATGATATCACATTCTCATTGATAGGGTTTGGCATAGTAAGATATGTAAAGTGAATCTTCTCACCGTTTTGAATAGGTTCATATCTCTTCAGTAGATTCATTTCTTTAAGTCTATGATTGAATAGTAATGAACCTCTGACATGAATTGGTGTACCCTTGCCATAGATGTGAGTTGGGTCTGCATACTGAATGAGACCTTTACACCCTCTAGGGAATGCAACATCTTCTGGCGGAAGTTCTCTGAATTCTTTTCTTGCAGTTTCTACAAAGTCCCATAACTGCTGTTCATCACCACGCATGACAATCTTAATTGCATCTTCTAGTCTTCGTCTCACCCACAAAGGAGTTGATGACTTTGCAGTCTCAATGCCCATAAGTTTGAGTTTAGGTGTCTCTAGTCTAACACCCTCATTATCAAATACATTTAGAATATATCTTTTCTTTGCAGTCCATATACCTTTGTCTGCAATTACTTCACGACCCATTTCCATTTTCTGTTGATATGCATTGGTATAATCTGCAAGGTCTTCGAAACCTGCATCAAGTACATCTTCTATCTTAGACTCTGCCTTAGATAAGAAATCACATATCTTGTCTTTGTCTGTTTCGCCAGGCATAACTGTTTCTACGAATTTATCCATTGTGAGATAAATTGAATCAGTATCCATTGCAATGACATAATCTTCATTGTCTGTTTTAAGTATCTTGTTTAGATATTCGTTGACTATCTTCTCTGACCATTTGATAACTAACTGACCAGAATAAGTAATTGCCTCTGCAAGATTTGGGTCAAAGAAAGCAAACCACTGATTCGCCATAGAACCATATGCTGAGTTAAGTGCAATCTTTCTTACTTGTTGATTGTTGTATGCCCTCTTAATAAGAGTATCTAGTTTCTTAATCTCTTTAGGGTCAGAAGTCTTCTCTTTGACTTTCTGATACTCAATCATCTTTTTCTTCCACGCCTTACGCTCATCGTACATGACTTCCATAATCTCAGGAAAGAAACCTTGTTTATCTCGTGTGAACATTACACCATTGGGTGCGACTGTAGCGTTCATCTTCTTAGCAATAGATAAGTCCACTTTCTTGTGCAACATCAATTCTACATTCGTATCTTGTCTATGACCCTTAATCATTTTCTCTGGTGAAATATTCCACTGCATAATCAAATGAGGATATAGAGAGTTCAAGTCAAATGACATAACCCAATTATGACCACCAGTGATTGGTTCTTTAACATAGGCACCTGCAATCTGATTCGTCTTGTTCTCGTTTCGTTTTTGAGGTGGTGTTTGAACTCCTTGTTCTTTTAAGAAGTTGTAGATGATTGTTTCCCAATACTTAACCATACCGAATGTGTCGATGTAATTACACTTGGCATCATACGCCATTGCCTGAGTCAAGTCTAAGAAACCTAGTTTGTCTTCTAGTTCTTCTACGAGAACAACATCTTTAACATTATACTCTAAGTACTTTGCGTAATTGTTTTTGTATAAGGTATGCAATGAACCATACTCTGAATAATCTAGTTTCTTCTTACCTAATTCAAAGTGAGCGATGTAATCTAGTTTGTATGACTCTTGGTTATGAAAAGTAGACCTACGATATAGTTCTAAGTAGTCTACGATGTTGACACCATACAAGTCAAATATCTGAGTCTTCTGATAACCATTCTGTAAAAACTCTCTACTAGAAGACATATTCCATGGCGATAACTTTTTGTGTGCATCTTCACCGAATAGTCTATCGATTCTATTACAAAGATAAGTCATATCAAATGCATCTACATTCCAACCAGTAATGATATCGAACCATTCTTGTCGCCAGTATTTAATAAACTCTGTTAGTAGATGTGCCTCATTTTTACAGTTGATATAGATTACATCTGATTCTGTTTCCCATTCACCTAGACCAAATACAACACAAGACTTACCGAATGGTTTGATTGAGATTGCGTTGACCTTTTCTATTGCTTCGCCTGGTTCTGGAAAACCATTTTCTGATTCACACTCAATATCAAGTGTGGCAATTTTGATTGCATTTGCATCAAAGTCTATCTTGCCAGGAAACTTATCTGATATGTAAGTATACACATACCTATCGTAACCATGAACTTCAAAACCGTCTATGCCTTGATACTTTTCTTTGAACTTTCTTGCACCACCCATTGAGTCTAAGTTGACTACATCTAGTGGTCTGCCGTCAAGTGCCTTGTAAGGCGTAGCGCTTTTCTTTGAGGGAATGAAATGATTTGGACGATAAGATACGGAAAGTTTTTGTTTCTTTCCGTTCTGATAACCAATCGCTAATATTTTGTCACGAGTGCGACATACATTTGTGTAAAAATCCATACTGTAAGTATACTACAGTAGGTCTATTCTGTCAATGTTCTTTTAGATTCGAAGTCGAAATTATTAACAACTGCTGACTTAATATCTGTCCAGTATGAAATCTTTTCTAGTTCTTTCTCTACTGTTTCCATTGTGTCAGGATGTTCTGCGACACCAACTGCGTTCTTTGTTAATACTTCAATATTTATTTTGTGTTTCTCAATCTGAGCATCGGCCTGTTTGACCTGTGCAACGAGAACTCTATTCATAAAGTCTACCATAATTATTTTCTTACTTTGCCTCTTTGGAGGTTGTTGCCTGTCGCAACTTTAAAATTAGTTTCGAGTTGGGGCTTTGCTTCAAACACCGTCTGTATGAGGCCTGAATTGATTGTGAAGGTGTAATCTTTGGCAAAGGGAATCCACGGCGCCAAATTGACTTCCATAGTTCCATCTTTTACCTCCATTACACATACTTGAGCTTCTGAGATTATATAATCTCCATTCCACTTCTTCTCTACAAATCCAATCAGAACTTCACCTGTATCTAATCTGATACATTTGACACTATTCACAATTTCGAACCATGTCTTGTAGTTCTACTGACCTTCTTCCAACTTGACCGAACCATTTTGAGTCTTCCATTTCGACTGCCATTTTTTCCCAATCGCATGAAACAACTCCTTTCCACATGTTATTAAATTTACCAAAACGACTTCCACCTAAGTTGAATGTCATGTTGACTAGTACATGTTGAATGTCTTCTGGAAGACTATAGAAGTCTTCACCACCCTTAGATTCGAATAGGTGTATAGTTTCATCAACATGTTTGTCAAAGTCTGCCTCATAGTATCTATCGACAGTTTCTTGACTGACTGGAGTACCTGCTGGTTCTCCAAATTCTGCATCATCTTCTCTAATAAGATGACCAACCCCTAAGGTTAAGTACCCTAGAGAATCTTCATAGACTTCAAGGACTTCGCCTTCATGTCTCTTAATTTGTTCTTTTAAAACATCTTTATTCATTATTAATTCCTAATTAATTACTCTGAAATTGGTTCTGGAGTTTTATTCGAATCGAATGTATAACCCTCTGATTCTTTATCAGCTTTGAAAGTTTCATAGTCACTTTCTTCACAATTAAAATAGTATCCAACGGTTACGCCGTCTTCTACTTTTGTAAATTTGAGATTACTTCTTGCCATTTTTTGATTCCTCTTCTCTTTTGATTTGCTCTTGAATTAATTCAACTAGAATATCACCCATGAGATTGTTTAATTCACTATTATTTAGTAATTCTTGAATTGCCTCCTCTGTGCCTTCGACACCTTCTGGCATCCTTCTTATGTTTCTTTTGAAGTTCATTTGAGGTTCGCCATTGACAAACTGTACATCACCATATTGATATACTAAACCTTTCCACTCACCACTTACAAGTTCAATGCCTGCATCTTTTTCAAGTGGACTTTCTACAACTTGATATACTTCTTTAAAAAGCATCGTTCATTCTCCTCGCAAACTCTTCATAGTATTCCTCTTCTGATAGATGAACTTCTGAATAGTTTTGTCTTGCCAGTTCTAGTTTTTCTTCTCTAAAGGTATCATCTCTCAACTCTAATGATTTTTCTAGGAACTCTTCAAATGTGTAAACTCTCTGCCACTTATCAATTCTATATGTATTGTTGCAGTCATAATTTCTCCATACAAAGGGTACAATACCTATTGCAAGTGCCTCAACATATCTAGAGGTGGTTGCAGTTTCATCTAACCAATTGAAACACAATGTTTCTCTACAACCCTCTAACAAAGGATAGAGTTTCTTCCAGTCTTTTATCCATTTAGACTTTCTCTCTACACCAGATGGCATACCACCAATAAGTTGGCATGAAAGGTCACTACGATAAATTTGGCGAATGGTCTTCTCTCTATCGTGGCCGTGTTTCATACGACCCCAATATCCAAAGTCGTGAGTCTTAGATGACCCAACCATTTCGGCCAATGGGTTTTT